AATATAAATAGCTAATTGTTAAATCATTTTCTATAATTAGATCTAATCTTTATTTGTTCTAATATAACTAAATACAAAGTAAATATTAAAGCTAATCCAAGTATAACTACTATTCCTAAAACTGAAAGCAATATGTATTGTTCTATATATTTCATAATTTATTTAATTTTTGTTTAAGTATCTTTCTATAAATATCGTTTACAGATTCTTTATTACATCCTCTATTGTAGTAGAAGTTAATTACTCTTTTTATTCTTTGTAAAGGAGTTTGTTTATATCCTGATTTTAATTTCATATAATTTGCTGCTCTTTCTTTTGCTGTCATAACTTTTCTATTTCTTGTTTAACTTCTTGCCAATAATTAGCATCATAATTATTATGAGCATATGTTATTAATTCATCAACTGCTATTAATGCACATTGCTTAGCATCATCTATAGCTTCTTTATCATCCATTAAATTAGATTTTAAATAGCTATAGTATTTATTAAATAGTTCTTCTGCTTTTTCTTTTGGTGTCATAATCTTATTTCTATCTTTTGTGTTGAACAACTTAATTTGTGTACTCCATTTAATTTGTGGCATTTATTACAGTACTCCCAATACTTACTACAATTAATAGCATCTTCTTCTCTATTAGGTATTATGTAAGTTTGTCTATATTCGTTAGGTGTTGCTTTAAACCTGTAACAAGTTTCTTTTGATTTACAAAGTGTATCTTTGCACATAGCTATATCTGGCATATTAAATAGTATTATATATTATTAAACATATTATTGATGCTACTGCTATCCAAGCACTAATTTCTACTAGTATTCTTTCTTGTTTGTTATTCATATCTTACTTTTTTAAATTTATTTTGTTTTTTAAAATGTTGTATAAATTCATATTCTGTAAATGGTTTAGTTTCTTTATCAAATGTCCACATTTTAAATGTTTTTTCTTTTGATTTTTCTTTATAAATTATTTTATAAGAAGTAATTTCTTCTTCTTTAAGGTTTGGTAATAATATTGTAGCTTTTTTAATTTTAATATCAATTATTTTCATACCCTAAACTATTTTATGCCCATTAATATTATATCCTTTCTTTACTGCTATTGATATTACAGGTAGTTTAACTTTTAAAAAGGTAGCTGCTTCTTTATAGGTAGTAAAGGTATAAAATTCTTTTTCTGGTGATAGTATTGTTATTGTTTTTCTTTTCTTAGTTTTTATCTTACCATCGTAAATATTATCTACTATAGTTTGTAAGCAAGTAAAGTCATCTTTTTCCCATTGGTTATATTGTTTATCCCAAAGGTAGCACTTAGGTTGTTTTCTTAGTACATCTATTACTTCATATATGTTTAATTGTTGTGGTGTCATATCCTACTTCTTTTTTAAATTCAGTTAGTAAATCTTTTATATCAATAATAACAAGGTCGCTATCTTTTAATAACCAGTATGCAAATTCTATAGCGTATTCATCAGGTGTAATATATTTACTTATTTTTTCTCCTGCTAGTAATTGTATTGCTGCACTATACTTTTCTCTTAAATCTTTATCGTAATCTTTAATATCGTTAAATACATTTATTCCGTGTAATACTGTAGCGTGATTTTTATCTAGTGTATCTCCTATTTCTTGTAATGAATAACCTCTATCTCTTAATAGTTTATAGTATATCATTCTAGCTTCTATAAACTCATACTTTCTTGTTTTAGTTGTTATATCTACTCCTGTTACTTTTTGTATTGTGTTTAATATCTTATTTTTTATTTCTACTTTAATCATTTCTTAAATTTTAATCTTATTTTACTTCCTAATTCTTTTGCAAATACAGTTAAAGTTATAAAAGAAACCATTTCAATAGCTCGATAGATACCAGCACAAACTTCGTAATCTTCTACAGCTTCATATTCTGTAATAATATCTCTTAGTTCATCTATTGTAGATCCGTTTTCAAGTTCATACAAAGCTATTTTAAAGTGTTCTTCTATTCTTTCTTTATCCATTATAATATTCCTCTTAATACATATTGGTCTAAATCTACACCATCAGTTTGAAAGAAGTGTTTATAGTTGCTCATACCTTGCCTAAACTTTTCTTCACCTTTAGCATAAAACTCATCACTACATTCAAATATAGCTATATCTAAACTACCTTTGTCTATTGCAATAAATACAAAGTTATCTACTCCAAACATTTCTCTATATAACCACGCCTGTAAATCATAACTATATTTATCTGCCGAGTATCTAAAATCTTTTATTCCTGTAGTAGTTTTTAAATCTATAATAGTATTGCCTTTTAGTATATCTGCTTTTGCTCTTATTGGAATACCATCTATCATAGCTATTTGTGGTACTTCAAATTCTGCTTTTATTAAGTATTCTTTTACTGCTTCATTTCTTAGCAAAGCATCAGTTAACCTTTCTGCAGCTTTTAATTCTGTATTGGTGTAAACTTCTTTACCTGTTTCTTTAGCTAACTTATATTCTTTACTTGCTTTAGTTGCAGCTTCTACAAATATCATATCATCTAATTTGTTTGGCTCTAATACCATTGTATGGAATAGTTTACCATCTCTTAAAGCTTGTGTTTCACCTGATCCGTATTTAGTTGTAAAGTAATAAGTTTTAGGAGAAGATAATAAAGTTTTAATACTTGAACTACTTAAAGCGTTTTGCCCTAAATAACCATAGTAAAAACTATCATCATACATATTATCTAATATTTCTTGTTTATCCCAATGTTTTCCATCAAATGTAGTTATCATATTATCTTATTTTAATGTTATTTAATAATCTTTCTGTTTCATCCATTTGCAAAGCGATTCTAATTTCTTGTGCATACATATCACTTAAATCAAATTCGTTGCTTAAAGCAGCTATAACATCTGTTAAATTAGCTATAAGATAAACATCTTCTCTAGCTTCAGATAAAGCTAATAATTTTTCTAGTTTTAAAATAATTTCTTGTTTGTTCATAGTGTTTGTTTTTAAATTATAAGCAAATATAAAACTTATGTTTAAATAAAAAAACTTTTTAACAAATATTTAACAAAAAAAAGGAAGCACTTAGCTTCCCTTAATTATTTAATTGATTCAATCCATTCAGCTTGTAACTTTTCGTAGTGATCTATTTCTCTTTCTAAGTAATCTAAAGCTTTTCTTAGATCCTGGAGTTCGTTATCTTTCTTACCAGCTCTTGCTAGATATTTAATTATATTACCTCTATTGAAGTTTAAGTTATAATCTTTGATAAAATCTATTACATCATAACCTTTGTTATTTTCGTAATGTAACTGGGTTGCTCTTGTGTCTACTGTTGCCATTATTCTATTCTTAAAAATTCAGATTCAGTATATTCTAAAAACCATTCTTTGTTAGTTTCGTACTTTTCTATAATAGCTTCTAACATTACTAATTCATCAATAGTTTTAGTTGCTAATTTGTGTACTAAACTTTCTATTTTTCTTTCTATGTTTAAAAGCATTTCAGGTTCTGATTTGTGCATTTTAACATATTCTTCACTTACAATATGCTCTAAGTCTTTATTTAAAGAGTTAATTCTATTCTTTAAACTTTGTCTATATTGTGTAGTTGTTTTTAAATTATCGTTAGCTTCTAAAAGTAGTTGACCTAAGATAATTGATTTTAAATATTCTAGTTGTATTATATTCATAGTTTATTTTTTCCAATATTTTTTAAATTCTTTGTATTCATCTAAAGCTATAAGCCAAATTAAAACAGCTGCAGGAACTAATATAATTCCAGCCAAAATCAAAAATAAAATTCCAATAAGTTTTTCCATTTATATTTCTTTTAAAATGTTTTCAGGTTGTATTTTTAAGTAAGTTACTTCTTTAGATACTTTGTAGCGTAAACTAAAATGAGTTGAAGCTGGGTTTTTGTGGTTAGTTTCCCAATCAGGTTTTATCTTTAATAAATTCCAAAAGTAAACACCTCTTGGAGTAGAATTAATATAGATAGGTATATCTAAATGCTTTTCACATTCTGATATCATAGCATCATATTTCTTTTTTTCTAAAAGCATATTATCGTAGTGTGCCGTTCTACACTTCAACTCTATTCTGTGTTTGAATTGTGGTGAATAGCAATCCCATCGACTCATTTGGTTTTTAGATTTAACCAAGTCCTTGTATATATTCTCTTTTAAAAAAAGAAATAGATCTTGTTCTTTCCAGTTATGCATCTTGTTGAGTTTCGTAAACTTTTCTTAAGTCGTTCAAAGTGTCTCTCCAGCAACTAGCACAGTTACTATCTTGTATTACTTCATTAAATACAGCTTTATAAATATCTTTAATTCTCCATTGTTCTTTTGGGGTTAAAGTTTCTTTTTTAAACTGAAAGTAAGGTAGTAAAAATTCTATATCTTCTTGCTCTAAACAATTTGGTTTTCTATAACTCCAAAGTTTATTTAAAACTTCTTTTCTACCCTCGCATCCACAATCTATTCCTGTAGCTTTTGATACAGCTTCTACTACTGCTTTAATACCTGTAGCAGTTGTTATTTGCTCTACAGTATCACCTAGTCCTTTTGGTTTTCTTTTTGCCATAATTTATAGTTTTAAGTTATCGTAATCTTCTTTTAATAGTTCTTTTAGTTTTTCTTTATGCTTTTTTAGTGAGTGGAATATACTTACAAAACTTATTCCTGTTTCTTTTGCTAGTCCTCTAATACTTATGTTAGAATCTCTATAAATAGAAAATAGTTTTTTATCGTACCAATCCCAGTTGTTTACTTCTGATTCTGCTTTAGTTCTAAAGTTATTCCATTCTAACTCTTTTTCTATATCAAAATCATCAATCAAATTATAAATTTCTTCGTTTATTTCGCATTTTACTATTCGTTTCTTAATATTGTAAATTTGAAAGTGTATATTTCTTATAATAATAAAGCAATAACCTCTATTTAATTTGCCATTAGTAAACATTTGTTCTTCTGTTACTTTGTATTTATGTAACAATAAGTAAAATTCTTGCACGATATCTTCTGCAAATTCGCTATCAAATACCGAAGCTAATTCTACAAAATAATCGTGGTGTTTTGCAACTTGTTCTAAGATTCCCATAGAATGTTTATAGATAATACTCCTAATAAAACCTGTATTGTGTGATATTTTTCTTCTTCTTCTTGATCTACATCATACAAAAAACCTACCATAAAGCCGTGAATAATTGCAAATTGTAACTCTTTACCTGAGTAAACTGCCCAAGTTATAAGTGTTAATATTAAAATACTAATAAGCGATATCATAATTAAAAAGTTTAGCTTTTATTTTACCTATTTTTGTTTCTCTTAATGCTGGTTTAACTTGTATGTTAATTTCTACATTAGTTAGTTCGGAATCTTGTTTTAAAATAGTTTTAAATGCTTGTTCAATAACTCCAAAATCTAAACTATCTTCAATATCAATTAACTGCTCTATCATTTCTAACTTAAAAGTAATGTCTTTAAAGTAAGAAAGTAGTTCTGAATTATCAGAATTATAAACTAGCATCTTTGCAGTAGTAGTTTTTAAATCAGAAATATGATTTTTTATTGTTATTTTTTCCATTGTTCAAATATATTAATTAATTTTTAATAACTAGATAACTAAAAGTCCAATCCTTTAATATTTTTTGCTTGTAGTAAGTTTACACCTGCATAAGTAAAACCAATATTGTTAGGCATCATTCTTAATTTAATAGGTGAATCAATAGAAGTTGGTCTACCACCTGTTTCTACTTCTTTAACTTTTCTAATATGTATTTCGCTAATCATCCAATCAGTTGGGTGCTGTGTATATCTGTGAATAGTAAATACATCATCAGCTCTATTACCCCATTTACCACCACCCTCTACATCTGCCATATTTGGTGGCACAGGCAAACCATTGTATTCGTGTTCTTTTTGGTGTGTTCTTCTTAAAGCTTCTGTAACAGCGTGAGTATTTAACCAAATAGATATTTGATTCTCTTTACAAAATAAACGCATTTCACTAGATACTTGATAGTCGTATTCGTGGCTACCTACATTTTTCATTAAATCTCTATCTTTTGCAAGTGAGTTATAAGGATCAATAAGTAAAGCATCGTAATGCCATTCATTATGTATTTCTTTAGCTTCTTTAAGTAAATCTTTGTAAGTATATAGTTTATCTACATCAATAATTTTAAAGTGCTGTAATACCCAGCTTAAACCATATTCTATTTCATCATCAGTCATTTGCTGTATAGCTTTGTTTCTAGCAAATTCTAGTATTTTCCTAGCTACTGAAGTTGAGGTGTTTTCTGAAGAAAAGATTAACCACTTAATATTATGCTTTATTGTGTACATAGTCATTAAGTAAAGTATAACAGTTGTTTTACCTACGTTAGCGTGTCCTATAATAACATTAAAGTTAGCAGGTTTAAATCTAATATGTTCGTCAAACTCTGGTATGTTTATTTTAAGCCCCTCTTTTACCCTGCCGTATTTTACGTCAAGTATATTTTTTTGTATATCTATTAAATTTGCTAACATAGTTTTTTGTTTGTTTAAAATTTTATACCATTATTAATTAAGTATAAAATGTGTTTTTCTTTAGTATCTAGTATTTCACCTTTTAACCCTATATATATTTTGTTTTGTATATCTAACTTTATTAAGTTATGTGCGTTTCTATGGTTAAATTTTTCTATTATAATAATATCTTCTAAAAATTCATCATTATAATTCCAATGATGTAAATGGTGTGTTTTAGGAACTGCTTTAAATTTTCTTCTAAGAGATTTATATTTAGCTGAGTTTTTCCAAGTTTTCTCAGAGTCCCAAATTTTTTGTTTTTCTTTATAGTTTAATCTGTAGTATTTTTCTTTACTTCTTTCTCTTTCTAATATTAAGAAGCTTTCATCTTTAGATTTTATTTTATAACTATCTCTAGTATCTTTTTTATTACATTCTTTACACTTGTTTAATCTACCATCAGAAGTAGCTGGATGTTTATAAAAATCATCTAATTTTTTTTCTAAATTACATTTAAAGCAAATCTTTGTACTCATAATTTTTTATATATTTAATATTACAAATACAAAGATAATACTTTAAAATGGATAACTAGATAATTAAAATGGTAAATGTGTTTCTAAAACTTCTGCAGCATTTACTTTGATATCTCTAACTTTATTGTGGTCTGTATTAGTAACTACTTTATCAGCTACTTTTACGTTACCATCAGTCCAAACTACTTTACCATTACCTACAAAGTTTCTTTGTTCTTTTGCAGTTTGTTGTTCTTTACTTTGTGATTCCCATACAGAAACATTTTGTCCGTATCCGTTAGTTTCATCATTTAAAGATAGTGTATAGTTTTTATAACTTCCATCTTGTTGTTTAATTCCAATGTTTAATAATGAACTCATAATTTTTAATTTAATTGTTATTTATTTATTTAATTTTTAATAATTCGTCTTTTACTGATTTTGATAGTTTATATTTAGATTCTATAGTTTCTAACTTACCACCTTTCTTTAAATACTCAATAGCTTGTGTAAATTGTGGTGTGTTTTTATTTAGCCAAGATAACTCTTTTTCTGTAACTTCTGCAACTTGTTTGCTATTTTTTGAATCAACTCTATTACTTGCTAAATTTGCATCATCATCTTCAGCTTGTAAAGCTAATAAACTTTGAAGTGTATATCTTCTATAATAAGTTATTGCTGATCCTAATTTTTGTGGATCGTTTAATTCTGGTAAAACAATTCCGGATTCAATACTAAATCCATTTGTATCAAATATGATACTTTTTACTAAATTATCTTGTATTGGTTGTAGTAATAATAAACCATTTTTTTGAATAATAGGTTCAACGTGCAATAATAAAGAATTTACATCAAAGTATTTACTTTTAAAAAAAGGATTGCTACTATCCTTTGAAATTCTACCAACCTCAGCTTTAACAGCTGCTAATTTCTCATAAAAATTTGTTTCTGTTTTCATTTGTTTAAATATTTAAAATTTGTTTTGTTAAATAATCTATTATTTAGATAAGATTTTAAAGTGCTATAATTTATATTAAATTTTAAAGATACTTCTTTTGCAGAATCATAAATAATATTAGTTTGCAAATCTACAACTTTTTTTGCATTATTGTTTTCTCCTAATAAAAATTTACCTTTTCTTGCTTCACTATTTTTTCTACAAAATTCAGCAGACATCTTTTGTCCTTTTGATTTTGGTGTTTTGCCATACATAGAATTTTTTTCTCCTTTATTAGCAATAGAAATTTTTAATCTAGTTTCTTCAGTTCTTTTTTTACCTGTATTAGCTAAAGATATTTTTTTTCTAGTTTCTAAACTTATTTCTTTACCCTTATGTATTTTAGACATTTTAATTAAAACATCTTCAGAAAAACACTTTTGATTTTCTCCAGTTTTAGGTATTTTTAAATTTAAATTCTTTCTATTTAAAACATCATATTTAATGCAGTATTCTCTTTCTAATTTTAATAATAAATTTAATTCGCATTCTTCTAATATTTCAAAATTATGATTTTCATACCCATATTTATTTATAGAGTTTCTTAATTTATGTTGTTCATTACTTCTTAAGTTTTTATATTGGGCAAATCTTTTTTCTATATGTTTAGAACTGCCTATATAAATAGCTCCTTTTGGGTTTGTAATTTTGTAAATACCTGAAGTGTACTTCATAATTTTACTTTTCTAAATTGTAAATTTGTTGTTTAATAATAGTTTTGTACTCTAAAGGGCAATCATCTTCACAAAGTTCAAATACGTATGTTTTTACTTCGTTAAGGTTTTTTTCTAATTCACAGATTCGCTTTTGTAAAGCTTCTACCTGGAATCTTTGGTAATCGATTAAATCTTTCATTGTTTAAGATTTTAAAAAGTTAATATAATTTATAGCATCTTGTTGATTGTAAAATATTGCAATTACTTCATCTGTTAATTCGTTGCAAATTTTAAATTCATTTCCGTGTAAAGGTGTTCTTAAATAAAGTTTCATAATTTTTATTTTTTAATTTGTTTTTAATTATGAAGCAAATATATAACTATTTTTTTAATATGAAACTAACTATTAATACTTTAACAAAATTTTAACATATAGCAAAAAAAAGGGCAGCTGTTAAGCTACCCAATTTCAAACAAAAATTACTATGAAAACTAAGAAATATCTTTTAATTTGTCTTTATATTGTTCTATCATATCTTTAATTTCATCTAAACTCCATTTTTTAGTTTGTTTAGTTAATAAGTATAATTCTTCTGATAGTTCTTTTCCTATTTTTAAGCTAAACTCAAATTGTTTACCCTGTTGCATTACATTACATCCATAACATTGTGGAGCTACATTTCTTTCATCCCACCTAGTACTCATATGTTGTCTACTCATAAAGTGGCCACAGTGTATTTTTTTAACTTCATAATCACGATCACAAGTAATACATTTGCAATATCCATTTTTAGCATTAGAATATCTAATATACTTGCTAAATACTGCATCTAAATCCTTTACTAGTTGTGATTTTGTTTTAGCTTTCATAGTACAAATGTAAGCAAATTTGTTTATACTTTATTATGTATAATGTTATATTTAGGTTTTAATAACTTTATGTACTTTTCTTCTAAAGCAAGTAATTCGTTATCTGGTATTTCATTTGGTAATTGAGATATTACAGAAAAGCTATCAAAAACTTTAGTACTATCTTTTTTATGTTCTAATATTCTACTTTGTATATTAATTGTTTTACCTACATAAACTATTTCATCATTATGTATTAAACAATATATAAACTTAAAAAATAATACTTCTTTTTTATTATGTAGTAAGTATTGTTTTAATTTATCTTTTGTATTTTTTCTTTGTAGTTTAATTTGCAATGGAGATACAGATCTATCTTCAACTACTTTTTTAAGAAACTTAACATTAGTATATCCTTTCTTATGTGTTATCCATTCCTTAAAATTAAAGTATTCCTTATCTGAGTAAAATACCTTATTATATACTTTTGCAATACCATAGTATTTACAATTAACTATATACTCTAATTTCATAATAATTCTTTGTGTTAAAATTCTAGCACAAATTTATAGAGAAAAATTGAGTTAAAAAAAACTATGTTATTAACAATTTGTTAAATAAAGTATTTTTTGTATTTATTAGCTAAGTAAACAGCTACTAATAATAGTAAAAATAAAATGTATTTAAAATAACTTTCTTTTTTAATTACTTCTTTAGTTTTAGTTACAGTAACAGTTTTAGTTAAATACTTAATTACTTGCTTATATTTAACATTATTTTGTTTACTATATAAAGTGTTATCTTTTTTCTTTTCGTGTCTTAAAACAGCATTAAAATAAGTATTACCATTATAAGTAAATGGTTTTAAAGTATCTTTAGCAAATACAGTAAGTAAATCTGTAGTTACATCGTATTTAATAGTAACATTACTACTATCAATTAAAGTTGTAGTAGTTTCTTTTGAAGTTTCTTGTTTAATTTCTGCTTTATTTACAATAGCTTTTCTGCTACCACAACTAAATAAAAATAAACTAATAATTAATATATACAGTTTTACCATCTTTTTTTATTGCTTTAAGTACTTGCTTTCTGTTTTTACCTTTATTATAAGAAACGTGTACCCAGTCAGGGTTTTTATCTGTACCAAACTCCCAAATCATTTGGTCAAATTCTAAATGCTTTTTAATATAATCAAATATATCTTTATTAGTAAAACCTGTAGTAGCAACTAAATCTAAAGCTTGACCTTTATTGTGCTGTGATGTTTTAGATCCACCTACAACTTTATTTAACTTTTCACTTCTATAACCACTTGAAATTCTAATTGGTTTACCAATACCATCTCTTAAAGGTTGAAAGATATTATTAGCTATTTCAATTAAATTTCTTAAATGATCATTAGTAGGGCTATTATCAATTCCTTTAGCTTTTGCAGTATTAGAATCTATTAATTCCTGTAATGTTAAGTTTTTAGTTATTATCATTTTAAACTATCTATATCTGTTTTAACTTCTTTAGCTCTTCTTATAAGGTTTTTAAGTAACTTCCAAATATCTATATTTAAAGCTTCTTCTATATTTTCTTTAATTGAAACTAATTCAATAAACACTAAAATAATAGCTATTAACTTTGTAAATAAAAATTGAGTGCTAAAGTGTAAGTTTACTAATTCATTTAAAAGATATTTATCAATAGTATATAAACTAATAATAGATACTTGGTATAATAGCATTTTAGAGATAACATTAGATAAAGTACGAGATCGGATAGACTGCAACCCTTTTAACTTTATACTCTTAAAGATACCCGTAAATGTATCTAACATTATCCCAAACGCTACTGCAATAAGCAATCCTTGAATAGGTGCAAAAAATAATACTAAACCTGTAAGAAAATAATTAAGATATGTTTTCATTTATTAAATCATTATATTTTTTTCTTATTTCATTTCGTTGTTCTATAACTTCTTTAGGTACTTCAACACCAATATCAATTTTTCTTACAAAATACCAATCAGTTAAAGCAAGTTCGTTGTAGCATTCTTTTTTTAATTTATCAATAGCTTCAGTTTTAACTAAATCAATTTCAAAATCAGATAGCAAATCAGTTTGTTCAACTGTTCCATCTGCTTTAAGAAAAGCTAAATATTCTTGATATATTGCATTAGATTCATCCATAGGAATTATATTCCTATTTTCATCTATTGTAACTCCGTTTTTAGTTTGAAAATATCTCATATTATATAGTACTGTTATATGTTATTGCTCCAAAATAATAAAGTGAATTAGCCACAGCACTTGCATTGTTTGTTATCCATAAAGCAGGATTTATACCTCCTGCTGGATAGTTACCTGGAACAGTATAGTCAGTACTTATAGTAGCACCTGTTGATACTGTTGTTCTTCTAACTGTTACCCCTGTATATACCCCCCCGCTTGATGTTGGTGATGATGAGCCTGTTGAAGTAATTTTTATATCATAAATATATAAATTTGAAGTAGCGGGATAATTAACTCCTAAATCAACACTTGTTGCAGTTCCTGTTCCATCATTATGAATTATAAACAAATTTGCTGATGTTGAAAGTTTGGCTACTCCAATGGTTTGTGTTAATGTAGTTGGGTCAACATTTGTTGGGTTTGATACCTGATATAAATTTGACAACCCTACAAAATACCTTGCATCTGACGAAACTGCATTGGGTTGAAATCTAAATAAACTTCTACCTAAGTGATAAAAAGGAACTCCCCTTTGCCAAGCTAATGTTCCTGCCGTTGCAGTCGTACTAAATTGTATTGCATAATTACTAAAATATGCAGTATTACCTGATAATAAAAAATTACTGTTTATTCTTAAATTATTAAAAGTTGCTGCCCCAATACCTCCTAAAAAATAAGAAATAGCACCATTCATAAATGTACTATATATTCCATTATCTTGAACTGATGCAATATCAAGTAAAGCGTTTTGTTTTGCATTAAAAGTAGTCCAATCAGTAGAAGTTAAATATCCATCAACAGAAGTAGTTGCTGCACCTAATTTAGTTTTTATTGTAGAAGTAGTTTCATCACCTGTATTAGTACCTGATTGATTGCCTATTGTAGTTAAATTAGCATCTGTAACATAACGCTTATTTGTACTATCTGCAATATCAGCCGTTGTAACGCTTTTATTTTTCCAAAGTGATGTAGCACTATCATAACTTAATAATTGTTTATCTGCGATACTAGAAATATAAACATTATGTAATTCATCTAATTCCCATCCATTCATTATTTTTACATAAATCTTACCTTGACTTGAGTGTGCATATTCTACATATCCCAAAACAACAATATGACCAGTTGCACCTGTAGGTTTTATATTAGTCATTTTACCTGCTGTAGTAGGACTTAAATAAAGTACATCACCATCAGCCCAAGTTTCACCTTGCAAACTACCTGTTGTATTTATATTTTCAATTTGACCTACTGTCAAAATAAAACCCTCTTGATTAGTAGCAATAGTTTCAGTAACTACTCCTAAAGTATCAGCTGAATTATTATCATTATTTGCTTGAGCCAAATCAACTGCTAATCTTTGACCTTGAGCTCCAGTAACTTTAACTACTTGATACGCTGCTTTTGTAAGTGTAGTATTTGGTGTTACTTTATTTACTATTCTTGCAACTAAATCAACTCCATTTTTTAAAGTTACATTCCCACCTTTTAAAAGTGTTTGACTTGAACCTATTGTGTTATTCCATTCAGTAGCACCTACAACAAAACCAGCACCTGATGGACTTACATTTAATGCAATATGGTCTGCAGTTAAATTATAAGTTCCTAAATCTAAATCAGCAGTAGCACCTGTATAAGGTACATATCCTGTTAATGATGGTATTGTAGGTTTATTTAAAATTTGTGCATCACCACTAGTAGCGTTCCAATCAGCATTTACATTAACTTCAGCACCTGCTTCAATACCTGCTAATTTAGTTTGTTCTGCAGTAGTAAAATTGTTATCAGTATGTACATAACTAGCATCTGATACAAAATTACTATCGTTATTTAAATCACTTGTATTTGTAGGTATTACATTGTAAAGTTCCCAAACAGCAGCTCCTTCAGTAGCATCAGTACAAATATAATTAGTACCATCATCTAAAGTCCAAATAGAACCAATTTTAAATCTTAATGTAACATCAAAAGAAACATCAGGTACTATATTAAAACAATTAGTTGAATTTCTTATAAACCCACTTTGGTCGAATACGTGTCTAAATCCATCTTGCCACATATCCTCATAATTATTTGAGCATACACGAGAAATACCACCATTACCACCAAAATTATAAGTTCCTTTTTTTAAACTAGAAGTATTTTCTAATAATAAAGAATCTTCATTATTTAAAAATATATCAGTACCATCTGTTTGATTACCAAAAACAAGTGTTTGAGCTAAAGTTTGATCTCCACCACCTGTAACTTTATTAATATTAACTTGGATAATTTCTTCAGTAATATTTAAAGTAACTTCTTCTACAGTTTCACCAACATTAATATCAATAAGCTCAGTTACTTCCGAACTTACAATATTTATAATATCGTTAGTTTCTTCTATGTTTATATTTATATTATCTTGTGACATCTGCTAAAATTAGAAAGTTACCACTGATCCAAGTTTTAATATCTCCGTTATCAAAATGAATTTCAATATCGTAAATGTAATTATAAGGTGCTACATCTATAACTTGTTTATTTATTTTAAACAAACCACTTGCAGGAGTTGTAATAGTTATACCAGCATTAGCAACTGAAGTTAAAGATAAAGCAATTACACCACCATATTCTTTTCTAAGTTGCATACGAATAATTGCATCTGTTAAATCTACAGCTACATCATTAATTTTAACTTCAAAGTTTACTTGTTCGAAAGTATCGCCTTTAATGTTTTGGAAGTTCAAGCCCATTTTTTTCTAACTTTATTAAGAATAATTGTAATTTTTCTTTGTTCTGTTCTTTAGGTTTATAATTACCTACTTTCTTTCTTTTTTTCTCCATTTATAAAACCCAGCTACCATAAAAATTATTAGTATCAGGGTTCATATCATTATTAGAATTAGAAGTGTACTCTGGATACTCTGATTGTTGAAAACACATATAATCTATAAATCTTTGTGTATAGTGTTCTGCTATATCTCTTTCTTTTTCTACTAAGAAATCTATTTCGTTTTTTTCTACATTTGTAGCGTTTTCTGAATTATGTTTGTAAACACCTTTATTAGCTATTGTATAAGCTGCAAAAGGTAAATAGTGAACCATACTCCAGTGTATAAGCATTGGTTTAATATAGTTGTTTAAAAGCGTTTTATAGCTTAAAAACTCTACTTCGTTAATATCACCATTAATAATTAAAGTTTGAAACTTATTGTATAAATCAGTTCCTAAATAATTCTGTATAGTAATATCCTGTGCTATCTTTATATATTGAATAAAATCATCTACATCTAAATTACCATTTAGTATAGTAAACTTTTTTACATCTTCTGTACTTATTAATAATGCGTAAGCCATATCTATTTGTTGTAATCTGGGTGATGTCCGTTATTTGGCATATCAATAGGTTTCATTGCCACCTTTTTATCGTTTCTTACTCTATATCCGTATTTTTCAGCTTTATTAGTAGAAATAGTTGTAGCGTTAGGGTTAGTTACATCTATACTTACATTCTCAAAAGAAACATAAGTTTGTCTTAACCATTTGTGCTTACAATTAACTCCACCTTTGTAAAGAAATAAATCGTAATTATTACCATTATGCCCTTGACCTGGATTTACTTCGTTTGAAGTAGTTTGTACTATATCTTCTTTTCTGTATAGTTTATCAGCAGATAACATTCTTTTGCAAAATTCTCTTTCACCTGTTAAATCTCCACTATATTTATAGCGTGTAATAAATTTAATTCCATCAATATTTTCATCTTGACTAGATTTTGAGTTTGGTCTTGCAGTAATTGTAGAAGCTAAATCTAATATTTTAGATAATAAACTTTTATCTTTTTTAGGTTTTTGGTTTAAAAAATCAATTTCAGCGTCTAATTCATCTTCTAAATCTTGGTCTACTTCGCTTTCGTCAATTAATACCCATTCAGCACCTAAGCTTTCACCTTTATTAATTAAAGCATCTGCTATATCCACAGAAGTATCTTTATCACTTGAACAACATACTGCAGCCATTTTGACTCCAGTTTCTTCTTCATTAGTTGTAGCATTAGCAGTATTAACATCAATAAAATCTAATGGTTGTATCGTTTTAAAATATAAGTTTAATGCAATATTGTTTACTGCTAAAATAGCATCTAAAGCATCTATAATTTCTATTTGGTAAGGTCTAATAACAATATTATCAAATAACCTAGTTGCAGTTTCAATTTCATCTGCATTATTGCTTAAACCACCACCTGTATCTCTAATCCCTAAAAGCATTGGAGAAGTAACTCTGTGACCTACAATTAACTTTTCAAAACATTCAGTAGATAAATACTCATAGTGAGCAGGTGCATCGTTTAAAGGTATATCATCAACAGTAGTTTTATTTTCTTGTGAAGCATTAAAAGATACAATTACTTTATCTCCTTTAGCACCTGTTAATTTACGCTTAACATCGTTAGCAATTTCTTGCCTTTTTTCTTCTGGTGGTATATTATTATTGAAGTTAATTACTTTAGTACCACTAAAACCATTCATTACATCATTAATCAAATAATCTGCAATTTCTTCTTCTAGTTTAGCATAAGGTAAAGCACCTGAATAATCTATTGGAGTGTAATAATGATAACCTGAAACATAAGGTTTAATAACATAAATTTCTACTTCATTACCATTACCAAAATTAAAAGCAGGAATACGTTTTAAAACATCACCATTTCTGTATTTACTCCAATCGTGGTGATAGTACCAAGCTTCAATTTCACCTTTATCATTACATTTTTCAGCTCTTAAAGTATTCATAGGAAAATGTTCTACTTTAGTTACTTTACCTTTACTGTAAATAACTTGCATAGAAGCCATTCCTAATAACTTTCTTTCTAAAGCTACTTTCTTTAAACAATCTCCTTTTATAATAGACATCATTTGTGCATACTGATCTGGTTTTCTATTTGAATCAGTTGCAGAAATACCTTTACCATATATCATATTGGTAACACCAGTAATAATAGCGTGATTAGTATTAGAATACAAATATCTATCAATTAAATACTGAAAGTAATTATTATCAGATCCGTATTGTACAAAATCTTTATTTTTGCTTTCTTCTATTACAGGAGATGTATAAGCACTTAAATTTAAAATGTGTATGTTATTCATAAATTATAAATTCGTTGTCTGTAGTATGCTGTATGTAAGCATCCTTGTTTATAGTGTAATCTTCAATAGTTTGATTTGTGCAAAAAGCTAAACCTGTATAAACTACTTCATTATCATTTTTAACTTTAACTGTATAGTATTTATTTTCTTTAACATCTAATACTACATTAATTTCCATATAGTAAGCAGATATATAAAACTCACATTGTATTTCTGTTTCTACATCAGTTTCTTCATCTACTAAAACTATTGAAGTTGCAGTACAGCCATTAATAGCTAATTTTAATGTTTGTACTCCTTCCTGTTCTTTTAGTAATATCATTGTTTTATTTTAAAAATTAAAAAACTACAAATTTGTTATAACTAAAAAAGGGCAGCAAATAGCCACCCTTTAAAAGTAATATAGTTAAATATTAAGATCCTGAAACTACAGTAAACCCTGCTCCTGCTAAAGTATCTCCGATAAAGTTAGCTGGTACTGGCTCCATTCCTGTTAGAGTTAAAGTATATCCACTTAAATCTCCCATAGCACCACCTGTTACGATAGTACCACCAGTTACATCCATACCGTGTTTTAATCCTGCATAAAAGAAATTACCATTGTTATCTTCAACAATAACTTGTGGTCTACCATAAGCCATAAGTTTAAGTTGTTTGTTATCTACAATAGATAATTTTTTAAATGTAAGAGAAAGTACTTGTTCGAAAAAAGTAGTACCATTTTCTCTAGAGCTATTTATATTTTGTGTAAATGTAGAAGCACCTTTTAAATCGTATTTATAAGCTGATGGAGTACCTGCTACATCTGTAATAACGTCTGTGTTAGTAGCGTCATAAGTGTAACCTGTAGCATCACCATAATTTACGAAATAAACAGCTTTCAATCCACCTACTGAATCTTTACAAGGTTCGATTCTACCTAATGAAATATCACAAGCCATAATTTATATATTTATTTGATTTATTAATAAAAAAAAAGGATGGTGTTTTTTCCACCACCCTTTTAAGTTTAGTTTTGCTAATTATTAGTTAGCAGCGTTAGTGATTCCGTAAGTTACAATATCTTCAACAATAGCGTATTGTACACCAGCAGTAAAACGTACTACTACTCTTACATTTTCTGACCCGTCCAAATCTTGCATATCTAGTAACTTCACAGTATTTAGATCGTTAAGTAAGCCCGTTCCAAAGAATAAGTTAGATTTCAAAGTAGCAATAGCAGTGTTAGCAGCTAATCCATTAGCAACAAACATTTTAATTCCATCAAAAGATAGAGATCCGTTATTCCACCACTGAGTACCCATAGCGTTAGTACCATTAGCACCTAAACCTGAAGCTCCAAATCCACCTAATGCTCTTACATAAGCTTTAGCAATATTTTGAGATACATATAAGTATAAATCTTCTTTTCCGTAAAGTGCAGCTGGTAAAGCATCAACAATTTTACCTAATTCAGCAACAACGTTAGCAGCAGTAACTGTAGTTCCAGCAACTTCTTGAGCAGTAGGTAAAGCAGCATCTAAAGAAACTAAAGTAGCAATTCCGTTAAATTCACCTGCATTAGCAGTAACACCCCTCCAAATGTTTTGTTCTGTTTTTTCAGCAACTTTAGCAGCTACGTGAGATAAAATAAAATCAGCAAATGATGGTGGCAAAGAGTCAAATGCAGAATATCCCATTTGTACAGCCTCCCAATCAGAGTGGAAATCTTTCTTACATAATTGTAAGTTTACTTGAAACTCTTCTGGTTGAAGAATTTTTTCAGTTAAAGTTACAGTAGAAGTAGCAGTGAAATCACAAGTTGCATCTTTAACGATAGCATCAGTAGCAATTTTTTTAATTACTTCTTTGTATTTAACGTTAGGTTTTACTTCGATACCACCATTTTCAATAGTAGCAGCTGATAATAAAGCAGCAGAGATGTATTTTCCTGCAAATTCACCAGCGTAAGTAGTTGTAATACTAGTTGTAGTAGCCATTTTTTAATTTTTAATTTAGTTATTATTTAATGTTTGCAATTTTACTTAACACAGTATCAAAAGTATTTCTAGTTCTTGACTGTGAGTATAAGTTTAATTTAACCTCAGATTTTGCTTCTGGGTTGTGAGTTAAAGGTTGTGCAGATAATTCTACTACCTCTTCTTCTTTTACTTCTTTTAAAGAAGCTAATTCAGTTTTTAAAGCTTCAATTTCTGCTTTTAAAGCATCTACATCTTCTTTAGAAAAGTGAGATTCTTTAATTGTAGATTCGATAACTTTTTTAGGTGTTGAAACCTCAGCAGCCATTTCTTCATTACCTTCAGCAGGAGATGCAACTTCTTCTTCAGCAGCTGGCATTTCTTCTTCTGGCATTTCGATAGCAGCAATAATACCTTCTTCATCAACTTTTAAGATAGATCCATCTTCTAATTTGTACTCACCAATTGGTAAAGCGATACGATCTTCTTCGTTAACGATAAAAACAGGCATACCAGCTTCAAAAGCTTCAGCTTCTAAAACTGTTCCGTTATCTAACTTCATTTGGGCAAGTTTTACTTCCATTCCCAAAATGGTTTTGATTTGATTAATTACATTTGACATATTTATATTTAATTTAGTTAAATACTTTATTTTAAAATAAAAGTTATTATAGTTTGTTATATTTTTATAAATGTTAATGTTATGTTAAAATGTTTTTTATATAAAATTAGTTTGTATATTTGTAAAAAAATAACACTATGAGAACATATTTAAAGAAAAAAACCGATAGAGCACACGGATTAACTTATTGGAAGTTAAAAATAAAAACTACTATAATTGAATGTTTAACTACTGAAGAAATTTTCGAGTTAGAAGATATGATAGAAGAATATATAAAAAAATGTGATGGAAACAAGTAAAAAAGAAATTATAATTAGATTATTAAAACAAGTGTATAATTATGCAGATGAAATAATACATTTAAGAAGTAAAATTAAAGATTTAGAAGAAAAAATTAAACAATTAGAAACTGATTTAAACTTATTTTAACTTATTTGTATTTAATTAAAAAAGGGTAGCATTTAAGTTACCCTTTTTAATTTATTATATTTTAGAAGTTATAGTTACAATATCTTTTATTTTTTGTTTTGTTGCATTATCAAATTCAGATAGCATATTAATAACTTCATTTGCTCCTAAATCTTTAGCCATTTGATTTGCTTTTTCAATTTTAGATAATGCTTGTTCAAATTCTTGTTTTAAATCTAACATCTTTTTTTTAACATCAAATAAATCTGATTCTAAAGATAAAAATTTTCCACCAAGAGGAGCATACATTTTTTTAATATCATCTACTAAAGCTAATTCTACTTTGTGTGATTCTAATTCTGTTTTAAATAACTTGTTAGTTACATTTTTTAATTCGTTCATTTTATATTAATTTTTATTTGTTAATTATCCTCTTGAGTTACTTATTACTCTAGCTGTATTAGTGTTTGTTACTTGACTTACACCTTGACTTACTAATGTACCTACACCTTGATTTTGTAGATCGCCATTACAGCATTCTGATTTATAAGTTCCGTCATCACATAGACAACCTCTTCTGCCGTTTTCAGGACTTGTTTTACTTTTTGTTTTTTTGCTCATATTATTATTTATTAATTGTTTCTTAAAACTTCTTTTATTTGTTCTATTAAAGTTTCTTCTTCTGTTAGTTCTTTACTTAGTTCTTTTTTAGATTCTAATTTGTCAGCAAAATATCCTTCAAGTGAAAATCCTTTAACCTTACCTGTTTTAACAAAGTCATTCCATATTTCGTCATTATCAACTTTTATAGAAGCCATCCAAGTACCAACTGGTACACTTAAATTATATAGTGCAGATTTGTCTTTAGTTAAATCTTCTACTATCCAACTTTCAACAACTGTTAACCCTTCAATAGCTTTTTGATGTTCTAAAGTGCTATTAGATTGGTTGCCTTTTTTTAAGAATAACTGTGAAGCTTTTACTACTGTATCTTTTGAAAAATAAATGTAATATTCAGTATCACCACTCTTTCTATAAATAGGTTTTTCTGGTATTAATACAGCACCCATTAATATACGCTTTTCTTTAGATACTTCTGCAAGTTTAACTTCTTCTGTTTTTAAAGCAACAAAGTCAGATTCTATTGCAGGTGATTCTACTACGCTAATAGCTTCTACACCTTGCAATTCTTCGTTATCGTCTATAATTAATTCAATTAAATTCATTTAGTTTTTATTTAAAAATTAATATTATATTAAATTGTTATTTTATCCTAAAGTAGCGTTGTTTACTATGTTTCTATTTAAACTTTGTGCAGATGTTACGTTACTAGCAACTACATAAGCTTGTACAGGTGGAATTCCTTGATCGTTCATAACTTGTGCTATTTGATTTGCACCACCAGTACCAACAACATTAAAACTAGGGGCAGCAGGTGCACCGCCAGCAGCAGGAGCAGAACCTCCACCTCCACCACCTGGAGTTTTTACAGAAAGTATTTTTTGAACATTTAATAAACCACTAACTACAGCAATACCTGCAGCAATAGTAGCTCTAACAGGTGCATCAGGAGTAGGTATAGCTAATTGTGATTCATAAGCTTTATTTGCAGATGTATAAGTAGATATTGTGGCACTTGCAACAGCAGCAGCTTTTCCTGCATCGGTAGATTCACCTAACATACCTGCAATACTACCTAAAGCACTACCATAAGAATCTAAAGCATCCATTTTAGCTTTTGCTTCTGCTTTTGCCAAATCTATTGAAGCTTGACTAATTTCCTTTTCACCTGCAAGATCATTTTTTAGTGCTTCAGCTTTTTTTGCTAAACCATTTTCTATTAATTTAAATTTTTCATCTTCGTGAGAAACCAAACTAGCAAGTGCTTCTACTCTTTCTAATTTTACTTCTTCATTCTTTTTAGTTTTATCATCTTGTATTGCAGGTTTATCTGTGCCTTGTTTATCTATAGCTTGTGAAGCTAATATATAACCTGCTCTATCATTTAAAAGTTTATTTAAAGTATCTTGTGAAGCTTTAACAGTTGCTTCACCATCAGATTTTACTTTTGCAGGATCAAAACCTAATTTAGCAATATACTCAGCTGCTTTATCTCCAAACTTTTCATCTATATTAGCTTTAATATCTATACCTGGTATTTTGTTTATAGTGTTTATTATTTTATTAATTGCACTAGTAGCAGTTTCATATAAAAATCTAACAGGAGCAGAAATAAAGTCAATATAAGATTTAAGCATCTCATAATTTCTTTTAGCTCCAATTTCAGCTAATTTATTTGTGGTTTTTTGGTTTTCAATGTTTATTTTAGTAGCTGCAATAGCTTCATCAGTTTGTTTAACTTTAATTGCTAAAATTTCTTGCTCTGATTTACCTTGTAGTTTTAAAATGTTATCTTGTGCAGAAATAGTTTTTAATTTTTCTTCTGCTTGGTCTACATTTCTTTGAGATATATCATTTAATCTTAATTGCTGTTCACTTACACCACTAACAGCTTCTTTAATATCATCCCAATAAGCATATATCGTACCTAAAGCAACTACAAATAAACCTATACCTGTACTACCAATTGCAGATTTTATTCCTTTAAACGCATCAATAGCAACTGCTTTCATTTGTTTAAAAGCATCGGCACTTTCTCCTAACTCCTGTACTCCAGAAGCTATTGCCATAGCAGATTGAACTTTTAATATTTGCTTTTCTACACTTTCAGATTCTGCACCTAGTAAGCCCATTGCACCAGTAACAGCAGAAAAACCACCTGCTACACCTGATAAAGATGCAGATACAGCTCTAAATTTTGCATCAGGATTAAACGCATCAGTTAAAGCTTTAGCATCACCTATTCTGTCTTTTAATTCAGATGCCCTTTTTGCAGCTTCTACAGCTTGTTGAGAAGTAGCACCAAACTTATCAGATAATGCAGTAACCTCAGCTTGTGCTTCTCTTAATTGTGATTTTAAAGTACCTACTGATTTACTAGCTTCGTCTAAATTGCTTTGTACATCAAGGTTTACTGTTTTTGTGATTGCCATTTTATAATTCTTTTAAGTTGTGGTACAGTTTTTTTAAATGATTTAGGTAGTTCATTTTTACCTTTAGCTATTTCTATATTTTCACTAACTCCATAATGGTCGTGTAGCTGCAGTAATTGGATTATATTTTTAAGCATCTTGTATAATATTTATATATTGTATTACTCTAGGATTGTAATAGGTTATTATTATTTGTTTATATGCTACATCACCTGTAGTATTAGAATCAATAGGTACTATAAAAGTTCCATCTGCATAATTATCTAAACTTTCGTATGAAGTACCTAAATATTCTACATCGTATTTTTCACTATTTAGTTTTAAAATAGTAACTTCTAAATCTTGTGCTGTATTATCTATATAGAATGTTTGTTTTAAAGCAAATCTATCAGTGCCATTTGCAGAATTAGTTACTGCTCTAAAATCAGATATTAATTCAAAATCAACTTCACCTGAAGTTAAATCAGCAGTAAATTGATTTATAATATATTTTTTATCTTTATAAACTATTTTATCATTTAATTTAATATTGGATAATTTAGTTATAGGCATAATAGCTTTTAATTTAACTATTCTACAGCGTATATCATATAAACCACTAATATAATTTCTGTACCAAAGAGCAAATAAACTATCACTTGCTAAAGCACTTAAATTCCAACTTGACTGCTCTTCACCAAAGTTTAAACTAGCTATATCATTATTTATAAATAATTCATTTGAAAATCTAACATATTTTGTTAAATTATTATAGTTAGTTCCATCAAACATTTTTATTGGTTGTGATAAACTTGTAAAAGCTCCATCTATATTATTTTTATACATTAATATAGGTTTTGGTTTATATGGTTTTAAATCTTTATCTATTAAAGAAGTAGTCATAAAGTTTTCACCTGTTGCTCTTTCCCACATTACATCCTCAAAAGGTGATTTTATTTCATAAGTAGTACTTTCATTACTTAAATCATCTTCATAAATTAAATCGCCATAATCGTATTTTCTTTGAAAGGTATTTCTAAAAAAGTTGTTTAATACATTGTCTGATTTTTCGTGGCTAAAAGATAACTTCTTAAATAATTTAGTTCTTTCTAAATCTACACTATCATTAATTACATAGCTATTAATATCTATATAATCACCATAAGCATAATAAAATTCTAAAGGTTCTAAATTAAAAGTATTTTCACCTGTTGCAGTTATTGTTAAATTAAATAGTTTTATAATACCATTAAAGAAATCCACTATTTTCATATCAGGTATATAATCACCAATATTTATTGTTTGTGTAGTAGATTGACTACCACCTGTATAATAATGAGTGATACTATAATTGCCATATACTATACTTCCAAAAACATTAATATATTCACCTGTTACTGTTTGGTCTATAAATAAAGCAGTATTAAAAGTAAGTGGTGATTCGCTTTCAATTTCAAAATAAAAACTTTGTCCTGTTTGAGTAGTTGTAAATACTGTTTGGTTAGTATTACCAGTTAAATTATTAAATACGGCAAATATTGTTCCATCTAGTTTTCTAACAATTAATCTATACGGAATAGTAGGGTTACTAACATTTACAAATAATATAAAGTAAGAAGTCCAAACATTATTAAATTGTGGTGTTCTACCAGGGAATAAAGGATTGTTTGATTTTGGGTTTATAAAAAGTACATCTGTTGCTAAATTAAAATCCGTAAAAGGTTGAGTAGGAAAATTTGAACTAACCAGTGTTGTAATATTTACTCTAACAGGTGCAGTATATACTTGTTGTTGCTCTTTGCTTTTTCCTAATAAATATAAATCTTTCCAGTAAGAAGTATCAAATAGTGTACTATTAAAAGTTAAATTAATATTATATAAAGCACTATAATAATTTTGAATAAAATCAAATATTTTAGCTACAGGAATTGCAGGAAATAAATCAGTATAAACTATTGATTTAGCTAAACTACCACCTACAGTAATATCATTTGTACCACCAGTTAAATATTCATATTTATTTTGATTGCCTACTAAAGGATAACTAACATCATCTACTATACTACCATTTATTCTACCTAATACTTCACCATAAGTATAAGGATGATTTAAACTACTATAATCTAAAATATTTAATTTATCTTCTTTAAATAAATCTTTAATTTGTTTTACCTTACCATAAAAAGTAATTGAAAAGCTTTCAACTCTATTATCTTTTTCGTTTGCTTTTTCTATTTGTATCTGACCTTTTTTAAAAGGTATTGTGTTTAATTCTATTATTGCATCATATCTAACTCTTTGGTCAAAACCATCATTAACAGCATTTTCATTCCAATAGTTAAATATTTGATTATTATTTTTAGATGCAGGTACAGTAAAACTTTGAGTGTAATCAGTAAATACTTTACTTAAATCGTTTACATTTTGAATAGAAGAAGTTAAACTTATTTTTTCATCTTTAAATAAATCTAATCTTTTATATTCATCATTTACTTTAATATAAATTTCAACTGATACCATTATACTACATTATTTATTAATTTGTTTGAAAATTCAAACTCTAATTCATAATTAATTACTTTTTCATTTAAATGTGTTTTCATTAATTGAGAAGTATTTTTTAAAGTAACTGCATTACTAATTGAAAAATCTAATGAAGTTAAGAATAAATTTTCTGATAACATTATATCTTGTATATCCAAATTTTTATCTTCACTTATCCAACCTGTATTGCATTTAATTGTAGTACCACCATTTTTATTAAATATTCTTTTTTGACCTAAAGATGTATCGTAATTTGGATAACCTGCAGTAAAAGTATTAGTATTATAATCAGAACCTTTTACATCAATAGTTTTAGTGCTATTTTTAAATAAAGTAATTTCTTGTAAGCCACCTACACTATTTACATATTTTAAAATTAATGGTTTATATTTTGGTTCACAAATTGGAGTTAATAACGCTTCAAATAATAAAATAACCCTTTCTCCATCATCTTCAAATATTTTAAATTCAGTACTAACTATATCACCTACTGTAGGAGCAACTATCATAGATACTCTATGTTTATCAATTAAACCATCATTAGTATAATTTATATAATCGTTTTGAACTTCGTAATGGTCTACATCAAAAGAAGTTGTATAATATTGTATTAAAAAATCACTTGAAGTAGTTGAAAAATCAAATATTAAATCTATTGTAGGGTTAAACGACCCAAGTGTATCAGTATCATAGAAATAATCTATTTTAGGAATTCCAGGTGCATATGAACCTCTTAATATAGCACAATTAGTTGTATAGCTATAAGTAGTACTAGTTCCATAACTATTATACCCATTAACTGAAACATATTCTATTTCATCTACTAATATCCAATCTGCATCTATTTTATAATATGTTAATATTTCTACATTATAAGCAAAATCAGTTTCGCTAATTGTATTAATTACATCATAAACAAACGGACTTATATTATAGTAGTTAATAAATTGAGTATCGCTGTACTTTGTTTTTTCTAAAACTTTTGTAGGTGTTGCAGGTGCAGTTTCACCTACTTTCCAAATATACAATTCTACTTTAGTTGCTGTTTGATCATCATCTCCATCAACTGAAATTATAAACGGACTTCTGCAATTAAATATATTCATTATTATTAATCTTTTAGTGTATCATTAATTAATTTGTCTAAATCTAAACCAAACTTCTCTATCAATTCATCTGGTAGGTTTTTAAATGCTGCTTCAAATGGTTTAGTAAAAAATAAACTAGGTTTAATACCATTCTTATAAATTGCACTTCTAACTAAATAACTTGTTTGCTTATAACTCATAAACTTACCATCCTTTTGTCTAAATTGAAAACCTTTTCTAGTCACCCAATCAGTAATAGGTTTTGCAGGTGGCATTTTAGATTTATAACTAAATGGTGTATCGTATTTCTTTTTAGTACCACTAACTCCTTTGTCTTGGAATACTCCATAATCTTCCATTATAAAAGCTAACCTAAAACTATTTGCACCTACTTCTATTTCTTTATCTAAACTATCATAAAGCTTTTTATCTACATTCTTACCTAACCTAGTTAAATTGCTTCTAGATTGCTGAATAACATATTTAGCGAAATCATTTAAGTATTTATACGTTTCTTTTTGATTTAACATATAGTCATATCGTTTTTAACTACTATATCAAATGTTACTGCCCATCCTGCTAAATCGTTTTCAAATCTTTCAGTAAATGGCTCATAACTTGGATTGCCTGATAACTCATAATTGCCATCTCTTAAATCACCTCTGTTAAGTAAATCTAAAACTCTTGTAGCTAATAAATGTTGTGTATTCCAAATATCTACTTTATTATCTTTTTCTTTTTGGTTAATAACATCCATACAAAGCATAGTAACATTAAAAGAAATAACATTACCTTGATGTGTAGAAGAATTAACCATTATATGCGTTAAAGGGAATATAGTTCGTTTGTTTAAATCAACTTCGAATATATCACCCTCAGTAACTGTATTGCAAAAAGGCTCTGCTAGTAAAGCATCCTTAATTGTTTGTATTAAATTATATACCATTTCTTTTTAGCATTTGTGTTTCTATATCTTGTTTTTCTTTTTCAAAAGTTAGGAATGTAAGGGCAGCGTATAAGCGTAATTTGGAAACTTCATCAAATCTTCTAACATCTCCTTTAGATAAAGCATAGAAAGATGAATACCATCCCCATTTTGCTCCGAATTGTGCTTGTCTATCATAGCTTGCACCTGTGGATTCTTCTCCAAATAATTCAGGGAACTGATCATTAACTCGCTGCTTAAACTGTAAAAAAAAACCATAGCACCCATTACTACATCCATTGGCATATGCTTCATTACATCACAATAAGTAACGCTTCCGTTATAATCTTCTATATTGTATTTGTCTTTATACTTTTCTACTACTGGTCTATATAGTACAGCCATTGCATTGTGCATTTTATCCCACTTGCCAAAGTAATTATCTAAGTCGCTAAACTCACCTAAGCTAATTTCATCTAGGTTAGGAATAAAACCAAAGTTAGTATTACCAAGTTTAAAAATAGGTTTAAGCTTATATTCAGCATTAAACATTTCATTAAGTAAAGCTATAATTTCGTTAACTTCTTTTAAAGGAATTGTAGGTACTAATTTTAAAGGTACATTACAAAATATCTCTATCATCTTTTGCTGTACAAAATCACTTTCAGGGTTATTCTCCATAATAGAAACAAATCTTTGATATTGCTCTAATGTAATTTCATTTAAAGAAGTAGGTACAGTTATTTGTAGTTGCATATTTTATTTTAAAAATAATTATTTAAGCTAATTGTATAAAGCAAAAAAGGTAGCCATTTCTGACTACCCTTTCAAACCAAATTTAACCTAACTAATTATGAAGCTCTTTCTCTATAGTGTAAATATAGTTCACTTATTTTATCGTTTAATTCCTGATCTTGTTTATATATTTTTTTGCCCTGTATCTTACTTCCGTTTATGTTTACTTCTAATCTTACTTTGTTAATCTTTCTTTTACCATCCATATAAAACTCTTGTAAGCAAACAGGGTATATTGTTATTCCATTATTAACGCACCATCTAAAAGCCTCCATTGTTTTATCGTAATCTTTTAAGTATTGCTTCAAGCTCATTTGTTAAAAGTATTTTATCAGTTGTTTTAAAATAATCTCTAAGTTTAGTTAATTCTTTTCTAGTGCTAGATATTTTAGCTTCTAGTTCTTTAACATATAACTTAGCTGCTTCACTTTCATAATCTTGGTTATCCCAAAACCTATCCTCGTTACTTGGATCGTAAAACTCCTCGTGTTCTTCTGTAGGGTCTTTATAAAATAAAATCATATTCTAGCTATTTGAGTTATGATATAAATTAAAACTAAATAAGCAAATGTAAGCTGTGGTCTTTTGTTCTGTAAAAAGAATTTAATAAATGTTTTCATAGTTTGTGTTTTTAATTATGGTGTAAATATACAAACAATATTTAAACTAAAAAAACTTTAACATTTCTTTAACAAAACTTTAACATTTGAATAGCTACTTCATACATAGCTTTCATCTTTTTAATTTCACCTACAGTTCTAGGTAAGTTAATCTGTACTTCTTCTCCAGTACTATGATGTATGTAGCATTGTATAACTGCTATTATTTCGCCGTAAGTCATTAGTAAACGTAATAGTTACCTTTGTGCTTATTCTCTAACTGATAACTAACAGCATATCTTAAAGCATCAAGTAAGTGATTGTGATTATCTATAGGAGTATTAGATTTCTTTTCTAACCAAACATAGTTATTTAATTCTTTAATTAAGTTAACTGATTCAGGTGTTATTATTAAATCATAATCTTGTAATAAAGATATTCCATAAGTAACAGAACCTGGTCCTTTAATTGCAGGTGTAATGTTTAAACCTGATTGTGCTAATTCAGTAATCAATCTTGGTTCGGCACTATCTGCTATTATAAGTCCATCGTTAACGTATTGCTTATTTAAATTGAATATCTGCGATGTTGTTAGGTTAGGTAAGTAAAAGCATTCATTAATATAAATTCGTTTGTTAGAAACGTCTATATTGCATTCCACCAAAGTTGACGGATCTGATGAAAATCCGAAATCTTGACCCCATACAGTTTTACCTACGTGTTCGTACTTACCAATACTCCAATTATTAAAGATAACACCATCTGCTTTTTGTAACCATCCACCCTCTATTTGATGTTTAAACTTTTCAGGTCTGCGTTTCTTTATATCTTCTATTTGAGTTATAAAAGATTCAGAAAGATTATCTAAGTTATCTAAGTAAGTTGTATGGATGTAAGTAGTATCTTGTTTAGTTGTATTACTACCCTCTTGTATTCCTTTACTTTCAAAGAAGCGTTTATATATCCAATGCTCTTTAGTTGTAGGATTAAGTATTAAGATAACTCTATTCTGTTTATCTTTGCTTCTAATAGACAAATCTATTTTATCGAAAGTATCTTCATCTACTAGTTCTTCTGCTTCATCTAATACCCAAGTAGTAACACCTTGTAAGGATTTAAGGTTTGCTGTTTGATCACCACTACTTGTTTTAATTCCTTTAAATAATATCTTACTACCAGTTCTTAGATTTACTATTTCTTCTTTTGTTATATGGAAGTCATTGTGTAAACCTAGCGTTTCTATTTTATCAATAAATTCTGGTATGATAGAAATATAAGCTGATGTTAAAGTGTATCTTGTAAATAGTATTGTATGACCTGCTTCGTAAGTAAGCATAGTAAGTAGTAGATTCACTGAATAAGATTTTCCAGATCCTCTACCACCTGTTACTACAAAGTATCTACTATCGGCTTCACCAATTACTCGATACTTATTATTTATTTGAATCATTAAATGTGAATAGATTTCTAAAGTCAATATTAAATCCTTCGCTAGAATTAATATCTATACTTTGATTTGGTTTTCCTAAATAGTACTCCAGGAATAATTGTGCTGCTTTTATATCTTGCTTAGTTACTGCTTTAGAGTGTACCATCTTAATAACTGATATTACATCTTCTACAGTTGCAGCTTGTTCTAATGCACTACGGTATTCGTTCTTTCTTTTATCAGTTCCATTACTCTTAGTACTATTACCACCGTTAAACTTTCTTTTGTCTATCTTTTCCATATCAATAAAAATCAACTATTGTTTATTTAAAAATAATATAAATAGCTAATTGTTAAATCATTTTCTATAATTAGATCTAATCTTTATTTGTTCTAATATAACTAAATACAAAGTAAATATTAAAGCTAATCCAAGTATAACTACTATTCCTAAAACTGAAATCAATATGTATTGTTCTATATATTTCATAATTTATTTAATTTTTGTTTAAGTATCTTTCTATAAATATCGTTTACAGATTCTTTATTACATCCTCTATTGTAGTAGAAGTTCATTACTCTTTTTATTCTTTGTAGATCTGATTGCTTTTGTTTTTCTTTTGCTGTCATAATCTTATTTCTATTTTTTTAGTTGAACAACTTAATTTGTGTACTCCATTTAATTGGTGGCATTTATTACAGTACTCCCAATACTTACTACAATTAATAGCATCTTCTTCTCTATTAGGTATTAAGTAAGATTGTCTATAGTTATCAGGTGTTGCTTTAAACCTATAACAAGTTTCTTTTGATTTACAAAGTGTATCTTTGCACATAGCTATATCTGGCATCTTAAATAGTATTATATATTATTAAACCTATTATAGATATTATAATTAACCAAGAGCTAATCTCTACTACTATTCTTTCTTGTTTTGTATTCATATCTTAAACTATTTTGTGTCCGTTAATATTATATCCTTTCTTTACTGCTATTGATAGTACAGGTAGTTTAACCTTTAAAAATGTAGCTGCTTCTTTATAAGTAGTAAAGGTATAGAATTCTTTTTCTGGTGATAGTATTGTAATTGTTTTTCTTTTCTTATTTTTTATCTTACCATCGTAAACATTATCTATTATAGTTTGTAAACAAGTAAAGTCATCTTTTTCCCATTGGTTGTATTGTTTATCCCAAAGGTAGCACTTAGGTTGTTTTCTTAGTACATCTATTACTTCGTAAATATTATAGTTATTCATATCTTAGTTTTTTATAAATTGAAATATATGTTCTATTATTGGTAAAGTCCATCCATCACCTAGTAAGCTACCTGCTTTTGCAGTTGTAAGTATATCGCAATAATCATCAGGGAAACCTTGTAATCTACACATTTCTATTTTGTTTACTGTTCTTATATAATCTTTTTCATAAATTAATAATGTTCCGAATTTTTCTCTGTTAATTAAATAGTGTTGAGCTTCTTTAGATTTTTCATCTTTATAAGAAAATGAATTATACAAACCTGCTAATAAACATTTAGATTTTTCTCTGTTTACTTCACCACTTGTAATAATATTTTTAAATAATATTCCTTTGTCTTTAGGTTGTGGTATATCTGTAGTTATATCAAACATTGTTTGTATTGTTTTTATATTACTCCAATAATACCTATCTCTTAATTGTGCAGTAACTAAACTTGAATTAATCCTAACAGGATAAACCCCTAATGCTATACTCATAACTCCTATATCTTCTTTTCTTGCACTTCCTACATTTTCCTGCAAAAATAATACTTTAGGATTTAACTCTTTTATGTGGTTTAATATATCTACAAATGTAAAGAATAAACTTGACTTCTTACCATTAATTCCTGCTCTTTTACCAGCAGCACTTAAATCCTGGCAAGGTGAACCTGATAAAACCAAATCAATACTTTTCCAATCTATATTCCATTCTTTCCATTTAGTAACATCTCCTACTTGAATAGTATCAGGAAAATGATGTTGAGTTAATTCTATTGCGTAAGGTTTAATCTCACTTGAATAATATTTATTTACTTTAATGCCTACATTCTCTAAAGCTTGTCTGCCTGTATTCATTCCGTTAAATAAGCTTAGTACATTCATAACCTACTTCTTTTTTAAATTCAGTTAGTAAATCTTTTATATCAATAATAACAAGGTCGCTATCTTTTAATAACCAGTATGCAAATTCTACAGCATATTCATCAGGTGTAATATATTTACTTATTTTTTCTCCTGCTAGTAATTGTATTGCTGCACTGTACTTTTCCCTTAAATCTTTATCGTAATCTTTAATATCATTAAATACATTTATTCCGTGTAATACTGTAGCGTGGTTTTTATCTAGTGTATCACCTATCTCTTGTAATGAATAACCTCTATCTCTTAATAGTTTATAGTAAATCATTCTAGCTTCTATAAACTCATACTTTCTTGTTTTAGTTGTTATATCTACTCCTGTTACTTTTTGTATTGTGTTTAATATCTTATTTTTTATTTCTACTTTAATCATTTCTTAAATTTTAATC